AACTGACGGAACGCATGAGAATTTGTTTATAAGATGTGTTGATTTAGATGATTCTGATATAATTGATTATATTTCAGATTATGATCACATTGATTTGCATTATGATAAATTATGTCAAAAAAATGTTGGCGTTTGTGAACATTGCGGGAAATTATTTAGGCAATCGCAAAAAAATAATCGTAAATATTGTTATAGCTGTACTAAAAATGTAACTGGCTTTCCTATTCAAAAAAAATGTATTGATTGTGGAAACTTATTTTATGCCAAAAGCAATCGTCAGTCGAGATGTGAAAATTGTCAAGAACTAAATAGAAAAAAACAAAAATTAAATTATATAAAAGCTAAACGAGTAGAAAAAAGAGTTTTGTAGACAATTAGAAAAAAAGTTAAAGTGTCTATAACACACTGATAATCAGCGTTTATAGACACTAAATTTCTCGTGCCAAGAATTATGAAAAAAGGGATATATATGCTTTTGCGTTTTTGATAAATAGATAAACATTTAATAAAGAAAGCACGAGGAAGTGAATTTTTGATAAATCCAAAGTATACACAACGAGACGATGAAAATCCATACGAATATGGTCTGCGCTTAATTTCAATCAAAATTGAAGAACGTCCAGATGATTTAAGTTGGGATAATATCGTGTCTTTGCTTGGTTTGAATTGTCACAAAGATAGTCTACGAAAGGCCGCTTCTGTGACAGAATATTCTGGTTACAAAGTAATGCAGTATTTCAAAGAAAAATTAGATTCGTCTAACCATGGCGATGCTGATTCATACATAAGAGAACTTGACGAAAAGAAACGCGAACTAATAAAAGAACGTCGGAAACTAGAAACAGAGAAACTTGAATATAATCGTTGGTTGCGGGAAGATGCTCGTGATGATTTGTTTGAAGAAAAAGTCATTCAAGCAATTAATGATAAACTTGGTGATATTGAGCAGCCAGAGCCAATAGTCTACTGCCCCACTCAATCAAGGTGTGGTATTTTAAATATTGCGGACTGTCATTTTGGAAAGGAATTCAGGCTTTACGGTTTGAATGACAATATTATCAATGAATATAGTCCGGAAATTTTCTATATGAGAATGAATGCGTTGCTTAATGAAGTGGTAGAATATGTTCACAAAGAAAATTTGACCCATTTTAAGGTTCTTAATCTTGGAGATTCGCTTGATGGATTTTTAAGGAATTCGCAAATCTGGACTCTTCGGTATGGAGTTGTTGAATCGGCGATTAAATTTGGGGAGTTTATGGGAAGATGGCTTAACGCTCTTTCAAATGAGTTTGATATAGAGTATTATCAAACGTGCGGAAATCATGGTGAACTGCGGCTTCTGGACGGCAAGAAAGATCAGCACAAGCACGAGAATATTGAAATGGTTACTGGAAATATCATTCGACTAATCAATGACAATAATCCGAATTTTAAATATGTATCAAATAAATCTGGTTTCATATTTACTAATGTTGCTGGTTATAACATTATGGGAATTCATGGTGAGGTTAAAAATTTTGAAAATGCCATCAAAGAATATTCTGATATTTATGATACAAAAATAGACTATTTGATTGCCGGACATAGACATTTTTCGGAATATAAAAACTGTGGGGTTCGTCGTGGAATAATTGGCGTTGGCTCTATCATTGGTGTTGATGATTATTCATTATCATTAAGAAAAACTGCTGATGCTACTGCTTCCTTTGTTATTTTTGAAAAAGGGAGGGGTAAAACAGACGAGCATACGTTTGTTTTGAATTGATATGATGAAAAAAACTAATGTCACCGAAACTGTTAGATATAACACTATTGCAGAATTGATTTATAATTTATTATGTCATTTAAAAGCTGACGAACATAAGAATTATGAGTCTGTTAAATTATATGGAAATAGTCAACTTATGTTTGATATTTTAAAATATATTTTTCAGTTTATGCAAGATTCTATAAAAATAGGTTACATAGATATAACTTCTAATTGGTATGACGAAAATGAAAAGCAGAGTTATGTTTTAGAAATATCTGAAGATATGGTTTTAGGAATACAATCTGTTTGGAATGGAAATTTGCCGCTATTTGATGAATCAAAATTTTCTATTTGTATGGATTACTGTGACGAAGAAATTATTAGCAGCATATCTGTAAGCGGATCAAAATTTGTTATCGGTACAATGAATTGATAGAATCTGTTATGTCTCTGAATATGCTTAACTTGGCAAAATTCTAAGACAGATTAATAAATATTTTTATGTAAAAAGTATTGACAAATTCCAAATTTCTGATATAATGTTAATTGCAAGGGAGGAATAAATCTTCCTTGCAAGCAACGTTATCGTTGAACAATTTATAAATATTTATGCGGGGTAGAGCAGTGGAAGCTCATTTGGCTCATATCCAAAAGGTCACGGGTTCAAGTCCCGTCCCCGCAACTAAAATATTGATATTGGTGGTGAAATTCGATTTCATTCAGTTTTGTCATTGATATAAAAGGCTCTTGCAGCAATTTTGAAGTATACAATCTGATATGAAAATCTGATAAAATTACGTAGAGCCTTGTTGATGGTCTTATAGTATAACGGCAATTATAATGGACTGTCTATCCATAGATTTGGGTTCGATTCCCAATGAGATCGTTTGAAATCAATTCGGCGGGTTGGTCTAGTGGTTACGACACAAGCCTTTCAAGCTTGTAATGCAGAGTTCGATTCTCGCACCTGTCATTATAGACGTGTAGTTTAGTTGGCAGAATAATTGTCTCCAAAAAATAGGTCAAAGTTTAAATCTTTGTGCGTCTGTCGTGCATTTGTAGTATAAAGGCAGTACACATGGCCTCCAACCATGGAATGACGGTTCGAGTCCGTTCTGATGCTTTTTGGGAGAGTGTGTCTAGTGGCGATGACAGCGGTCTGTAAAACCGTGACAACAGAAACACCGAAAGTTCGAGTCTTTCCTCTCCCACTTAATAGCGGAACATTGTCTGCGGACATGTTAGAGATGAAAACCCCTCTATAATTGGAAACACTAATCAATTTGTCAGGTTGGCAGAGTGGCCGATTGCACTAGTCTTGAAAACTGGAAACCGTCAGAGATGGCGGTTCGTGGGTTCGACTCCCACACCTGACGTACTGTGACGCATTATCACAGTTGGTAGTGAGACGGACTGCAACTCCGTATAGAGCCGTTCGATTCGGCTATGCGTCTTGACAAATTAATAAGTAAGAACGTGTAGCCAAATGGTAAGGCACACGACTTTTAATCGTGAGTTTGTGGGTTCAAGTCCCATCACGTTCATTTTGGAGCGTAAATCAAAAAGGTTTTGAGGCTGTTTGCTAAACAGATCGTGCCGAAAGGCATTTGTTTCGACTACAATGCGTTCCGTTACAGGCACGAACAGCAAATAATGTAATGTTATTTGAAAAGTATGGAATGCGTGTCTAGTAAAGACTCCGACAGCAATTATTGTATGAAAATATTCTTAATTAGTGACAATATCAAACACTATCTTCGTTCTTTATAGAACGCTTTCATTAAAGGAGTCTTGTTAAATAAAAGTCGCACACAGCAAGTTTATTTAAGCGAACTGAAATTATTGGGAGAAGTAGGTACGTCCGGAAAGGACAAACAAAAATGCGACTTGAATTTTGGCACATAGTTCAGTTGGGTAGAACATCAGTCTGTTAAACTGAGAGTCGAAGGTTCGAGTCCTTCTGTGCCAGTTTCAGGCGATTGGTGTAATGGCAGCACTTGAGACTTTGAATCTCACGGAACGTGTCCGAATCACGTATCGCCCGTTATTTGAAGACTTAATATAGAAATTACGAGATGTAGTTCAGTTGGAAGGACGATTGATTTTGAATCAAGAGGTTGCACGTTCGAGCCGTGGAATTCAAATCCCCTTATCTGCATTCATAATTTTTCGAGTCACTGTTATTCACAGTGACTTTTTTTGTGCAAAAATCACGAAATTTAATCAACTCAAAACACTGATTATCAGTGTTTAAAATACTAAAAAGACAATGAAAGGAGAATTTTATTTAGTGCCATTCATAGATAAAAAAGAGAAAGTCAGAAACAATCTCGAAGCTGATACCGTAATTAATAAATCAGCAAAGCCTAGACAGATAAAGCCAAAGAGTGTTGCTAAACAATATGTTTGTCAAACTTGTGGTGAAGTGTATACAAAAAGAAGAGGCAATTTTTCTCCTTCAAAATCGCCACTCTATGCCGGAAATGAAAGTTATTTAAGCACTTGCAAACACTGTGTAGATAAGCTGTTTGAACAGTATTCCGAAATGTTTTCTGGCAATGAAGAAAAAGCAATAGAACGAATATGCCAGATTTTTGATTTATATTTCAACGAAGATGTACTTGCTTCATCTAAAAAGGTAAATTCTAGTTATAGTCGTATTACAGCATATATCAGTAAAGTTCAACTCAATCCTCATGCAGGAAAAACGTATTCTGATACTATCATTGAACGTCAAGAAAATTCCACTATTAATACTGTAGAAGATATAGCAGAAAGTGAAGAAATGAGTCCGAAAGCCTTGAAGAAAGCTGTTTCATTATGGGGGTTAGGATTTTCCGCAGAACAATATACAATATTAAACGATCAGTTTGATGATTGGAAGTCACGAGTCGTTATCGACGGTAAAACAAGGGAAATGTTGGTGCGCGAATTGTGTATTATCAAATTACAATCAAATCTCGCACTTCAAGACAATAATGTTGAACTTTATACAAAGTTAATTAAAACATATCAAGACACAATGAAGTCTGCAAATTTGCAGCCACTTCAACAAGATGAAAATGATAAAGCATCGGAAAAGCCTATTGGTGTCATGATACAAATGTTTGAAAACGAACGTCCAATAAGCGAGCCACGGGAAGAATGGAAAGACGTAGATCATATCGTGAAATATATAACCATTTATTTTCTAGGTCACTTATGTAAGATGTTAAAAATAAAGAACCGCTACTCTTCTATGTATGAAGAAGAAATGGCGAAATATCGTGTTGAAATTCCAGAATTAGAAGAAGCTGATGATGAAGATATATTCAGTTTCTTGGTGGAAAACGGAGTTGCTGATGGGACGGAAACCGAAGCTTAAAGCTAACGAGCAGCTAACCGCAGACTCTAAATATGAGAAAATAATGGATGGATTGGATGCGTGGGTTGGATATTACCGCGCAAACCCAGTCCGTTTTTTGATGGATTATTACGGAATGTTATGGATTCGGCCATTTCAACAAGTAATGATTACTTTCATGTTTTTATGTAATAATTTTATGACTATTGCGAGTCGTGGTATGGGAAAAAGTATGATAGTTGCCGCTTTTCTCTGTGCTTATTGCACATTATATCCTGGAACTATGGTTGTTATTGCTGCGGGTCAGCGTGGACAATCTATTAATGTATTATTGAAGATTGTCGAAGAATTCATGCCACAATCTCCTAATTTGCGGAACGAAATAAAGAGAACAAACACTTCTCCTTCAGAGGGCTTTATTTACTGGAAAAACGGATCAATCATAAAGGTTGTTACTGCAAGAGATTCCGCACGTTCTGCCAGAGCAAATATAGTAATTATGGATGAATTTCGGCTTATTGATAAAGGTGTTGTTGATAAGGTATTAAGAAAATTCAAGGCAGCGCTTCGTAGGCCAAATTTCTTCAATAAAAAAGAATACCAAACAAAAAATGGTAAAGACAATGATGCAATTTTTCCAAAAGAACCGAATAAAGAAATTTATTTGAGTAGTGCATACTACAAATATCATTGGTCTTGGGCGAAATTTAAAACATATTTCAAAGCTATGATAAGTGGCGAAAGTTATATGGTTGTTGGATTTCCTTATCAACTTCCTGTCGCTGAAGGATATTATCCAGAAGAACAGATTAGGGAAGAAATGCAAGAAGATGATTTTGATAGCATTGCATGGAGTATAAACATTTCTGTACTCCTTAAACTTATTTAACCTTATCAGGGGTGTGTGATTTACGTTCAGGAATTGCAGGAAATGGCAATTAGAAATCATGCTAACAGGGAAACTCTAAACGCTATGCGCATGACAATCCTGTGCTAAGAATATTAAATTGAAATTTTATGATTAAAGTAGTTGATATTATTGTATAAGATTTACAAATATACAAATAAAATTAATGGAAAAATTTATGTAGGTCAAACTAAAAATTCTCTTAAACGTTTCAACTCTTTCTGGACATCTTTGTGGTAGACAGCATACGTGCAAAGGAAAACCTTTTATTTATTTATAATCAATTTAATATTAAAGTCCAACGACTAGCCGTAAGGCGTACAACATCTATTGATACGATGTTGGAAAAGGTAAGACAAACAATTTATTTAGTTTGTAAGATATAGTCTAGTCCCATTAAATATTGCGAAAGCAAGGGTACACTTCAGGAAATGGATAGTCTTTTCTTTGGTAGTTCAGAAAAGGCGTTCTTCAATTATGACAATATAGATAAAGTGCGAAAAATCCAACGCGCTTTATATCCAAAAGGTTATTATATTCTACTCAATGACCCAAAATACAAATATGAACCAAAGAAAAACGGAGAAATAAGATTGCTTGCTATGGATGTTGCTACGCAAGGCGGCACAAAAAACGATGCTACTTGTTTTGTTGTAATGCAACTTGTTCCAACTTTAAGCAATCAATATATAAGAAATGTTGTTTTTATTACTACTCTTGACGGAGGACATACTTACGACCAGTCCTTGACAGCAAGAAGATTATTTGACGATTTCGATTGTGATTACATTATAGTTGATACTAACGAGGTCGGCGTGGGTAGCCAAAAACTCAAAATGCCCACGATAAAATGCGGAAAAAATCTGGGACACTGAAATGTGAATCAGAGTGGAAGTTATTGTTTAAAAGTAATAACACACGCAACGCATAGCTAATGAAACTGTATTACAGAATATAATTTAGCCAAGAGTCCGCATTAAACTAATGTTTAAAAATTCAATAAGAGC